GCACTGGAACATATACGGCGACTGGCTCGACCCTGACGCGCACTGTTAGCGAGTCAAGCAATGCTGGCGCTGCGATCTCGTTGACAGGCAACGCAACGGTGTTTGTCGGCCTCGCCGCATCAGACATCGTGCAAACATCCGACATCGGCGTGACCGTGCAGGCGTATGACGCCAACATCGTATCTGACGCGTCATATGTTCACACCGACAACAATTACACGACAGCAGAAAAGTCAAAGCTGGCTGGCGTTGAGGCAGGGGCGACTGCGGATCAGACAGCGGCTGAAATCCTGACAGCAGTTAAGACCGTTGACGGGGCGGCCTCTGGTCTCGATGCCGACTTGCTTGATGGTCTGCACGCATCGTCTTTCCTGCAAGGTAACCAGACGATCACGCTGTCTGGCGATGCCACAGGCTCTGGCACGACATCAATCGTTGTCACGGTGGCTGACGACAGCCACAACCATATTATCTCTAATGTCGATGGCTTGCAGGCTGCGCTGGATGGGAAGGCTTCGACAAGTCACACTCACACTGCGGCACAGATCACCAACTTTGATGCAGAGGTTTCCAACAACCCCTCTGTCGTCGCCAACACAGCCAAGCTGGCTGGCATTGAGGCTGGGGCAACTGCGGACCAGACAGCGGCTGAAATCCTGACAGCAGTTAAAACCGTTGACGGGGCTGGCTCTGGTCTGGATGCAGACCTGCTTGACGGTCTTCATGCAAGTGCTTTTGCTTTAGCAAGTCACGCCCACGATTACGTTCCAGAACGAAGCAGAACAGACTGGAACGACAGCACTGTTGTAAATGATGTCATCGGCCAGATGGCATGGCAGAACTATGGCAACAACCACACCATCTTTGATGCTTCCAAAAGCATATCGCCAAGTGGCACGTCCGTAAATAACACGAACCCAAGTGTGAACTGGAGTGCTACCTACCCTACGCTGATGGGGTGGAACGGTGCAAGCACTTATGGCGTTCGAGTTGATGTGGCTCGATATGCTGACTCTGCTGATACTGCTAATACCGCTAACAGAGCCTACCCAAAACGGGTTGGTAACGTTGACCTAAACTTTAACTGGTCTGGACAGAGTGGACAGCCACCGTGGTTGTGGGGCGGGTCTGACGGCTCCAATATGTATGTCTACAACCCGTCAAACTTTAACGTTAACTATGCGAACACTGCTGGTTCTGTAACCCCTCCAGCCGCTGGCTCTGTAGGGTCTTACATGCTTGGCAAGCGAAATACCGCATGTTCCTTCGGGACTAGCTATAGTTCTGTATATGCGTGTAGCGCATACGGAAGCTATAATCAGCTTGTTTCTGGGACATGGAGATGTATGGGAAGAGCGGGGGCAAGCGGGCCTGACTACGTCACAGTTTTTTTGAGGATAGCATAATGAACTACCGCAACGCAAAGTATATCAACGCCAACGGCTGGGTTGACTGCGAAATTGAACACCCAGACTACGGCTGGATTCCCTACACGCTAGACCCCGCCGACACCGACATGACAATCAACAACGACGACCTTCTAGCGGCTATGAAAGCCGCTGGTGATGTCGCGGCCTACATCCCGCCCACTCAAGCTGAACTGGACGCGGCACTGTCTGAGCAGCTTCGCATGGAGCGTGACGGCCTATTGGCTGAAGTAGATGCTATCGCGGGCAATGCTTTGCGCTGGGCCACACTTTCAGCAGAACAACAAGCTGCGTGGGCAGTCTATCGTCAGGCGCTGCTTGATGTGCCACAGCAGGCTGGCTTCCCAAACGATGTGACTTGGCCAACAGCGCCAGCGGAGTAAGCATATGCTCGGATTTTCGCCTTTAGCCTCCATGCCATTTGGTGATGATGGGGCGAAAGTCGCTTACGATCTGTCTGGCGCATCTGTCACGGCAGGCTCGCCGCAAATCGCATCCGCTGCGTTGGTTCAAAGTCATGATCTTTCCAGCAGCGATATATCGACTGGCGCACCTTCGGCCCCGTCGGTCAATATGGCCGAAGACGAAACCTTTGCTGGTGAAAGCATTGTCACTGGGTCGCCGACTATCGCCCAGTCTGGCATTCTTCAGGTTCACATTGTTGCAGCAAACAGCATCGCAACGGGCCAGCCATCTGTGCCGTCGAACGGCATGTCTGAGGAAGAAACCTTCTCTGCTGATCCGATCCTGACAGGCCAACCCAACGTCGGCATTTTGACGGCAGTTCAGGGTCACATCCTGTCGGCAACCGATATTGCCACCAGCCAGCCAGTCGTAACCCAATCTAGCATTGGTCAAACTCATGTTATCTCGGCGAGCGGCATCGCGACAAGCCAGCCGTCCGTTCCGTCGATCACCATGTTCGAAGACGAAACCTTTGCTGGTGAAAGCATCATTGCAGGCCCGCCTTCTGTGGGTCAGCCGATCATCGTTCAAAACCATATCATTGCAGCGGACGACATCGAGACAGGGCAACCGCAGGTCGGCACGGTCAGCATGTTCGAGGCCGAGACGCTTGCTGGCGATGACATAACTACAGGCCAGCCCATCATCGACGCGTCGGCTATACTGCAACGCCACATCATGGCCGCCGATGCCCTCGACGCAGGTCAGCCATCCGTTCCGTCGCTTCCTATGTTCGAGGATGAGACGTTCCTCGGCGATGGCGTAACGACAGGCGAGCCAAATGTTGGCCCGTCGCTGATCAAGCAAACACACTTCATCTTGGGCGGCGACATCGAGGCGGGTGAGCCAGAAGCCACGTCGACAGCAATAAGCCAGCAGCACGCGCTGAACGTCATCGACATTTTCACTGGCCAGCCGATTATAGCATCTGCGGATGCTATCTTCACATCGGTCCTTGAGGCTGATGGGTTTTCAACGGACGCACCAACTGTTGACCAAGGCGTGTTCGTTCAGGTTCACATCCTGCCTGCGGACAGCTTCCAGACCAGCGCCCCGAGCGTTCCGTCGATCAACATGTCGGAAGAAGAAACCTTCAACGGCGAAAGCATTGTTTCTCATCCGCCCGTCTTGGGTCAGTCTACTGTCGAGCAAGATCATAATCTGATCGGTTCTGATTTCGCGACAGCAAGCCCCGTCGTCGTCAATTCGACCATAGTTCAGACGCACATCCTGACCGCAGCGAACATTGTCACCGCGCCAGCCAGCGTTGATGAGAGCGCGATGCAGGTCACGGTGGTCATGGATGGCGACAGCATCCTGACGGCGCAACCGACTGTCGATATTTCCGACATGTTCGAGGATGAAACATTCTCGGCGATCGAGATCGTCACTGGCTCGCCTGCGGTCACGCAATCGGACATGGTTGTGATCATCAACTTTGCTGGCGACAATATAACAACGGCAGCACCGATCCTGCCTGATATGTTTATCAACGCCAGCGTCGCTCGCAAAGTTCACGTTCTCGACCTATCGCAAAACGCCATCCTGATTTCTACGCGACCGAATGCATGTTCCGTTTCTCAGCCACCAAATCACGCTCTGATGATGACTACAGGCCCGAATGGGTGTATTGTGATTGATAACACACCCAACACGGCAATCGTCGCTGAAGCAAATGAGGCTGCATAATGACTTTCTACATCAAACGGAACGACACCAGCCCGTCAATGCTGGCAACGCTGCAAGATGCAGATGGCAATGCGGTCAATGTCACAGGGGCGACAATTCGATTCCATTTGCGGGCCATTGGCTCAGATGCGGTTACTGTTGATAGCGCGGCGGTGATCGTGACGCCGTTTGAAGGCATTGTGCGTTATGATTGGGACGCGGCGGACACCGATGTCGCTGGTTCGTATCAGGCCGAATTTGAAGTCACTTATGCTGACGCAAGCATCGAGACATTCCCCAACGATGGTTACATCCGCGTGAACATTACTGGGGACATTGCTTGATGGACACTCTCGATCTCTTTCTCAAATACATTGTAGTTCCTGTCGGCGCGTTTGTCTGGATGATCCACACAAAAATGCAGAACCATCACACCGATATTGAGGTTCTGAAGGCCCAAGCCGCCGCGACGAAAGAGGCTCACGATCGTGAGTTCAAAGAGGTTCGTGATAACTTTAAGCGCGTGTTCGAGAAATTGGACGGCATCGAGGAAGCATTACGCAAATGAGAGTCAACAAGGCAACGCTCGACCTGATCAAAGAGTTTGAAGGCTGCGAACTTGAGGCCTACCAATGCCCAGCAGGCGTCTGGACCATTGGCTACGGCACAACGGCTCGCGCTGGCGTCGGCATCAAGCCAGAAGCTGGCATGGTCATCACGGAAGCCGAAGCCGAATGGTATCTTGAGCAAGCCGTCGCAAAGTTCGCGTCAGGCGTTGAGGCTGTCATCACGGCCCCCGTCGATGAGAACGAGTTCGCGGCCATGGTTTCGTTGGCATACAACATTGGCATGACGGGCTTCCGCAAGTCGTCAGCGCTCCGCCACTTCAACGCTGGAGACAAAGCCAAAGCCGCAGCCGCGATCAAACTGTGGAACAAGGCTGGCGGCAAGGTGCTGGCGGGGCTTGTGCGCCGTCGTGAGGCCGAAGTCGCATTATTCTGGACGCCAGTCCCCGTCGTGCCAGCAGAGGCGCCGCAGGGCCGCCAGAGCGCCGCACAGAGCCGCACGGTGCAATCTAGCGTCGTGCAGGGTGCCACAGCCGTTGGCGGCGCTGTAGGGGCGCTAAATTCGCTCGACGGCACTGCGCAGATCATTGCTCTGATCGGCTGCTTTGTGATCGGCGCGTTGGCGCTGTTTATCCTGCGCGAGAGGATCAAGCACTGGTCAGCGGGCGTCCGATGACCCTGCGCCTGCAAATCTACGCTCTGGCCCTGTTTGCATTCGCTCTTGGCTTGCTGCGCTGGCGGTCTGCATACGCCGACGCCAAGCTGACTGAAATGTCGCGCAAGCAGGCAGAGGTTCGCCTCGATGCCGCGCTGCGCAAAATAAGGATTGAGCATGAGATTGAGACGCTTGGGGATGTTGGCCTTTCTGAGCGGGCAGCTCGCTGGCTGCGCCCAAACGCCGACAAGCGGTAACTATTGCGACCTTGCTGGTCCATTGTGGCTCGGCAGCACGCAGACCATCGACAGCCTGATGCAAGCGGATCGC